GCTCAAATCGAACTCTACGTCTCGTATCTTCTTCGGGTCGTACTCGATTTGTGCGCCGCTCTTGCCTGCAATGTTGAATACTCTCTTGCTGTCATAGAACTGCTGCATATTCTTGACATCCTTGTACGCTCCGTCCACAACAAAGCCGCTGAAGCACTCCAACAGGTCAAGCAATGTAGTGGTGGCGTTCTGTGTCTGCTGTTGGTAATGCGCAGCACTCTCGCCCGAAAATCCGGGCTTGCCTTGCAATGCACCTGTAACACCAGATATGTCCTCAAAGAACTTCAACTGCATATTCAGCAACTCGGCAATACCGATGTTTGTCGAATTGTTGGCAACCTGTTCCGGCACTTTGCCGCTCTTGCTCGGCTTATAGACAATGACACCGTTAAACTCGGTCCAACTCTCTGCAATATCGTCAATGCTGACACCATCCGGCAAACAATCCTCGGGCATCATCAGCACACCTTTCGCACTTGCACGCATTATCCAATCGTACAATGTAATCAGTCGGTTGGTGTATCGCTGTTGGTCGATTACGTCAGCCACAAATGAATGTATCTCACCGTCAATGAACGGATATGCCTTGAATACGTATGGGTGGCTCTCGTGTTCGTATGGTGTTTCGCCCTCTTTCAAGATGTCTCCGAATGGGGACAGATAGTAGAAATACCAATAATCATCGACAAACCAAGTGGCTTTAATCAATGGCACTTCGTCCTCGGGCATACCGACAGCCTTTGCCATTTGCATACGCTCCTCATTAACGGCAACAACACTCTTGTAGTAGTCCTCAACATCAATCTTAAAGATGTCGCCATTTTGGTAGTCGTGGCATCTGTATCTCGGCTTCTGCTCTTTTCGCCACAATTCAATTACCCTGCATCGTCCCGGCTCGCTTGTGAACAGAAAATCATAATTCTCCAAACGGCTATATCCGAAACGCTCTGCATACGAGGCAATGTATTCCTTTTTCGCAGCCCACTTGTAGATTTCACGGAGTTTGCGGTACTCCTCGGGTGATGTGGCGAACTGCTCACACAACTGCCCAAATGAAATGTCGTGTATCTCGCCAAGCACCGAAACGTCCCAACCTCTGAAATCACGCATATTGTTGTCGATAAAGAAATTGTTTGGCTGAACATAGTCCGTCCAACAGTCCTCCTTACCATTACGCCAACCGTATGACTTGCGGTGTACTATAAAACCGCTGATTAGAAACTCTTCCATTGTTCGGGCATACACCTCCGTCATTCTGTTAAGTTGCATATTGCATTGCAGAATGGTACTCATTGTTTCGCCCAACTTCTGTTCGTCTCGGTCTCGTGCGGTACAGGTCGGCTCTTTACTCTGACTGCGGTACACACCAAGCACACTTTTGACTAATCTGCGGATAAGGTTGTTTTTCAACGGCACATTGCCCTGACTCTTGATGTACTCTTCCTCGGTCATAGTCTTGCCGTCCACACAAATTTTATCGTCCCATTGGAAACCATAGGTGTAACGCTTGTTGCGTTCTCTGTCCTTTCGGAAATCCTCCATCTGGTTCCAATAGTGCTGCGCTTCCATCAGCACATCAAACGCCCTGCGGTCGCCGAACTGCCGTGAAGACATTGCTACGGTGTCTATTTCCTCCGTATCACGCTTGGGAGCGATACGGCTCATAGACAATAACCTTTTATTTCCTTTTTCTGTATGCATAATCGTTGAATATTATAGAATGCTTAGGATAGCCACAAAGGTACTACCCCAAGCATTCTTTTCAAGTATAACTATTTACGTTCCTCTAAATCTTCCAACTTCTCAAGCATTTCGACTTTTAGGTTCATAATCATAGTTTCAACATCTTCACGTTTTGTTGGGTCTTCGATAACTTTCAGTGCATCACTCGCCTTTTTAATGGCTTTATCATAACCCTTTACTAACGCATATCGCTTGAATACCTCCGAATTGATAAGTTCGTTTACCTTTTCGGCATACTCAATATTGCCCATTCTGATTTCTCGTTTATACCCACTAAACAAATGTTGAGTATCTTTCATTTCATCGACAGCATTAAAGTATTCTCGGTTTATCTGACTACCTGCCGTTCGTTCCTCCGCTGTCTGGTAGAAACTGCTTATTACAGGAACATTACGCCACTCTCTTAAATCCTCATTCCATAACATTTCCAATGTTTTTTGAGACTTGTTAATTGTTTTACCAACACCACCGAGGTAACTTTCAAAAAGGTGCTCTATCAATGCCGGATTGAGGTCAAAACCTCCGCTTTTAACATTATCGCCACCTGTTATTTCGTTCAACCATCTTGTGCCATCAACAAGCCAAGGAGCAGTACCCTTATATGCTTTAGTCCACTCGGGGTATCTTTCGTTCCACTCGTGTTTTTTATATATGGGTTTCCCAAAATAATCCGTATTGGCAACAATCTGTGCAAATGGTTGTCCGATAGTAGGTGTCAAATTTACAGCGACATTACCTCCATTCCCTGTTAAATCAATAGGAAGTAAAGCGGAAAAACCAGCGGTCGCTTTCATCAAGCCGTTTTCAACATCCTCTTTGTTCATAAGGCAAGAATATGCAATTTCTCCCATACCGTAGAATGGTCTCATTTCGTGAGGTAATGGAATGGTTATATATCCGTTCTCACTCCAGGGAACATATAGAACGATATTATTCCTACGCACCCATTCAGGCAAGTCCCAATAACTATTTTCATCGTCATCATCACCTCCAAGCATAGCCTGTATAGCCAAATTCAGCATTGGCACAAGGAAACCTGCCGAAGAGAATAGGGTTAATGCTATTGTGGTTTTTGCAGGGTGCTTTGCCATCAATTTGCCGAAGTTAGCCAAACTCTGTATGGTCGCATTGAAGAAAATATAAGAGAAGTTCATAACGCTTGCTCCAAGTCCTCCGCTACCTTTCTTGTTGAAATTCACGGTTATCTCCTTTGCATCATAAATAGAACGTGCCATATCTCTACCCATTTGTCGGCTTGTCATATACACCATAAAACGAGTTGTGTCCTCTGCACTTCTATTTAAGAACTCTACACTATTCCATAAGCCGTTCCAAGCTTTTTGAGTAATAGAGCCTTTGCCCTGCGCCTCTTTTACAAAACGCTTGATATTGCGTTTGTAGTCCTCAACCGTATTCAATTGGGTAAAACCTGTTTCACCACCATTACGAATGAACTCATCGAAATAACGTTCTAACTCGTTATTCATATCGAGTGTTCCGTTTTTGAATTTAACAAGTAGTCGAGGCAATTGAGCCTTTAATAAGCATTCAGAAACATTCTTCGTGTAACGTGCAGTATAGGCAGCGTTCTCTTTGATTGCTACAGCAGTACCTGCCCAAATAACATCACGTGATAAGTTGGTTGCAATGAAAGCAGGGTTCTTAGAAGTAAACATACTTGCCATCCAATGCTTTACTGCCTTTGCAGCTCTATACAAACTACCATCATTTACATCTGGGTTGGTCAAACCATTGATTGCTTGCGCTGCTCTCGGACTACCATTGATGTAAAGACAATATTCCTTACCATTGCGTTTTACTCTTACTACGTGTTCTTGCCCCTCTCGTTTAGTAATGTTCATACTCAGTTTCAAACCATCTCTTTTTTTAGTGGCTTTATCTCCGAGTGCTTCCATTTCCTGCTCAAACTGTTCAACGATAGCAGCAACTTCATCTCCTGTTGCATTTTCGGGTATAATAGGATTTCTTGCTTCCCAATCACCTGTTGCGTTGTCAAGCACATACCATTGCTCACTTACAGAAACAAGGTCGGTCTCGTTGTTTAAGATAAAGTTCAAGAATTTCTGCTTCATCTTATTTCGGTTGCCCTGTACGATGCTACTTTCAGCCATAAACCCAATAGTGGCCAATGGGTCATCTGCCAAACTTGTACGACCTTTTGCTACTTTAAGGGCAGGAGATAACATCAATCTGTTGGCTGTAAGGTATTCGTATTCATTAGAAGCTACCTCACAATCCCAGCCCCTCAAAGGTACATAGTATTCGTACATATCACGTACTTTCTCGTATGTGGCTTTGTCCATTAGACCGCTATCATAACTCTTACGCAAGGTTTCCTTGGTAGCAGCATTGATTTTCTCCCACAAGTCTAACACGCTGAAATCGCCTTCATATTCATCAACCATTCTTTGCGCTTCTGCTTCGGCATCGGCAACATTATCCATACCTGTAAGAGCTGTCAAGCCTGCAAAATCTCGGTCGCTATCTTCGCCGTTCTGCTCGGCTTGTGTTCTCATATACTCGTTACGTTCAAGTCCGTGCTTTGCTATAATGTATGATTTTAAGTCCTCATACGAACTTCCTGCTTTTATAAGAGCCTGCACTGCCTTTCTTAATGGGTTATAAAAATCTCGCTCATATATTTCTGCTTGCGCTTTATTTTCACTACTCATACGGTTTTCAGCCATATAAGCATTTTCGTGTGATTGGATTTGATTTCCTGTTTCTTTAGAAATCAAATCCTGTAGTGTTTTCAGCGCAGCCATACTGTCTTGGTATGACTCTTTCATTCTATATGGAAGATTTTCATTCCATTTTACACTACCGCTCTTATTTGGAACTCGGACTTTTCTGTCATACTCCTCCCTTAATGTAGTACCATCACGATAGAGGTCATCATCGCTTTCGGCGGCGAAATTCGGGTTGAGGTTGGTATCTGAATAGTTACCAACACCCAACTCGTATTGTTTAGCCACATCAGCAGCTTCGCCCAATATGCTACGGTATCTGCCCGGCTCTGCAAGGTTTTCATAACTGCGCCACAAAATATAGCGAAGTTCGTTATCAGTCAGAGTAACTCCTCTGAAATCCTCAAAACCTATCTTGTGAAGCATATTCAAGAAGAAATCCTTAATCTGCCTCCACCAACTTGCATTGGTGTTCTCAAATTCGGTGTTCTCTGCAAGCATAGCAAGATATTCCTCGGTCGCCTTGTGGAAGTCCCAACCGTTCTTTGCAGCAAGTGCAACGATGCGCTGACGGATAGCCTCATCTGCATTATTGAATACATTATCGAGGAACGTATCAAAATGCTCTCCGAACAACTGACGTAATCCATAGTGGGCAACTGCCTCGTGGAGCAAAGTCTGTTCAACATCGAAAGCACTTGAATGGTTAGGGATAACAATAGTTATCTTGCCTGTACTCTTTGTGTAGAAACCCTTTGCACGCTGTTTCTTGCCCTCCAATGTGCTTGCATCAGTAATAATCTCAACATTGTCAAGATTGAGTTTCTTTGCAAGATTTTCCACACGAGCAACCATTCTCTGACGTTCACGCTCGGCAAACTCTCTGCGCTGCTTACGGGTAAATCTCGGTTTTCCAAGTACCTTTGAAATAGGGTCGTTCTCAAAAGATACCTCATCATCGGTGTATGCACCAACACCCTCACGAGAATAATTGTCTTCAACGCTTGGAGTTTCAAACATTTGTGGTATCTTTGCATCAGAAAGGATTGCACCAAAGTACGTTTCGGACGTAGGGAATAGGGATTTTTTCAAATCCATAATTCGTTGGGATGCGTCCTTTCTTGTTTTATAGAACGTCTTTGCCGTCAAATTTCCCTTTCTATCCGAATATATCTCCATCAGATTATATGTGCCATTTTCTCCCTCTTTGAAGAAATAGAACATATTTCGGTTGCTTCCCTCTCCCTCCTTGAAGAATACAACGTTCTCGGGATTGGAAATAACATCAACGATACTCCTCACATCTTCGATGTCAAGCGGAATGTTTTGCCCCTTGTCTTTTTCATTCTGTCCGAAATGGTCTTTATAGATATGCACCAAATCGCTCGGATTGAGAACAAAATCCACTACCTCTTTCATTTCGACACCCGACAACTCCTGCAAGTACTTACGCCCTACATCAGTCAATCGTCCGATAGATATAGGTTTCCCTTTCAATCTGCCCGAAACTGCTTCATTAAACAGATGTTCAACTCTGTCCTTAATATCATCGTTGCGATATAAGGTATCATCATCAGCTCTTTCCTCCTTGACTTTTACACCCAACTTGGTAAGTTCCTTGACAACCTCAGTTATGCGGTCTTCGGGTATATCCGCACGCAACTTTCCACGATAAGGGTAGAAGTTACCACCTGCGGCACGGAGCAAGGTTTTGTTTTCGTAGTAAACAGCACCGTCTTTCTTCGTCTTTGGAACAGTGAGGTAGAACATCTTTGCCCAACTGCTACCCATAATCTCAACCTTTCCATCGTGGCTTGTTATAGGAACATAGTCTTTAATCTGTTGTAAACGGCTACTCAATGGCGCACCGCTTGTTTTAAGCATTGATGCGTTCCATTTGTCGGGCATTAAGATACCATCGTGAACATTACCGTCAATGTCGGTATAACTAATGAGCTGTCCCGGATAACCTCCGTGTTCATCTTGCGTATCGGCGATAGCCTGCAAGATGTTTCCTGTCATAATGAAACCTGTCTTTCGTGTCTCACTTGGTATCTGACTATCCCAATTTTCAAGTGTGGTGGCACGTGCAGCATCCCAATTATCATTGGTCATCTTATCAATGCTTCGCAAAGCATCAATCTGCGACAGTTTAATTTCAATGCGTCTGCGACCGTCAAGGGTGGCAAACACAGCAAGTGTTGTTGAGGCTGTAATCTTGCTATCCTTTGTTTTGTAACCACAGAAGATAGCAGGGGTAGCAAAGTCAAATATCATCGACTCAAGGTTGTCCGGCACAAGATAAGACTTGCCAACTTCAAACATTCTCAAACGATGCATCATCTGGTCGCTGCTTTGGTTGAGGCGTAGAATGTTGTCATTGTGTTTTGCTTCAACCTTTTCGTTGGTCTCTGCAATAAAGTTTTCTATGGCAACACGCTTTTCCTCTTCACTGCGCTTCTTCTGTCCGTTGATTTTGTCGGTCTGCTTGGCAATGTCCTCTACTGCTTTCGCCTTTGCTTTCTCGTAACGTTCTTCCTCTGCGGCAATTCTTGCTTCATCCTCCTTACGGATTGTCTCGATGACACTTTCCAAGTATTCAGCAGGTGCGATACCTCGGTTTATCTGTTCGATTACCTTGCGTATTTCATCGGCTTTCATCGGCTTTCTCAACACGTCCATTTCTACCTTTTCAACAAAGGAATTGCGGGCAAATGGGTTACTACCGTTCGGGTCAATGCCTTCTGATGATACACGTCTCTCTATCGTTTTGGCACGAAGTGGCATTACGTTTATCTTCAAATCGTTGCTACCTGTATCGTTGAGGTACTTAATCAATTCATTGTAACGTCTTACCACATCATCGTAAAACTCCTCCTGTTCTTTTGTGGTCAAGAGGGCAACATATCCTGTAACCTTTCGTGCATCATCTTCCTGTGGCTTGTACTCATCAAGTTCGCTTGCTTGCACACGACCACCTCCGAGTCCGCCTTTTTTCAAAGGTGTACCCATCTTCTCATAGATTTCCACATTATCACGTAGATACTCTACAACAACTTGGCTACCGTATTTATTGAGCAAGTCAGGTGCTTCCACATCGTTGCTTTCACTATCTTGTGAGGTCGTGGTATTGGCGTTCAAAGACTTCAACTTGGTAGAAAGCATCATCAAGAAACGGTTTTCAGCAGGAACAGGCAAACCGAGGTTGATGTAATAACCTCTATGCACCTGTCCTGTGCGGTCTATACGTCCAATCATCTGCATATAGTCGTTGATGTCGCTCAATGGCTGTGCAATAATCATCGAACGCTGACGTTGGTCGCTGAATTTCTCTGATGCGTGCAGACTGATACCTGTTGATGCGGACTTGTTGAGGATGAGAACATCAAGAACACCACTGTTGAACTCTCGCTGCATTCTCTTTTTGTCCTTGTCGGTTCTACGCTTGACAACGACACGTCCGTCATCGTTGCGCTCAACATACATATTACGTCCTGTCAGCTCACCGACTTTGTATCCTTTCTCGTGCAGACGCTCGATAATGGCATCAAGTGGACTGATAAAGATGTCGCTTGTGCTTTCACGAATGAAGTCCTGTAACTCGTAATATGCTTTTTCTCCTGCCGGACCTAATGCCTGTGGAGAATATCGCTCGTGGCGTTCGTTACCGTCCTCATCTTTTACGGTGTACTGCATAACGGTGTCAAGTCCTTTCAGTAGGCTTGCACTGAATGTAGGCTCATCAATGATTTCGCCTGCGGCATAGTCCTTAATGCTGCTCTCCATTGTGCTTTCCAACGCAATAACAGGGTGGCGACCTGCATTGATTTCGGCTTCCACCTCATCTGCAATAGCATCAACTTTGAGGGCAAGCATAAGTTGCTTGGTGTAGTTGTAGGTCTTGCTTGCAAATGGCACGTTCTCAACGCCCATTTTATCTGTGCCTCGCTTCACACCCGCGCTCTCTGCCATAACTGCGAGTTCCATATCCAACGCTTCAATCATCGGCTTTACGTAGTCCTCTTGGAACTTGATGATTGCGTTGAATGCGGCAATAGTGCGGTCATAGTTCTCTCTCGCACGTCTTACGGTTTCGGGGTCTGTGATTGTTTTCCAATCGGTAACGACATCACTCATATCACGTTCACGGCGTACCATTTGCCCTGCATTGGTCAATTCACGGCTCATAATCTCTTGCAGAGTAACACCGCCTTTCTCGATGATGCTAATCATCTTATCCGGCTCAACCTTTGCTTGGCTCATTGCTGTACGGATAGCGTACAATGGCATAGTATCAGGACGTTTGGCAAACGTAGCACTTGCGAATGTGGCGGCTTTTGCCCCACGAAGAATACTCTGCAAGTATGCACCTGTGTTGCTCGAACCTGCTGCCGTATGGCTTTCGTCAAGGAATAAATAATTATCCTCTGCAATGGCACGTAAGAAAGTGGCTTTCGGTGTAGCCTTGCCATTCTTTACATTCTTGCTTTTCTTGGTGCGTGCGCCATTCTTCTTTGCCGCTTCGTCCATCTCCTGCTGACTTACAGCATCGCCAGTATTTACCTGCGAATAGGTAAGGACGGCAAAGTCGTATTTGTCGGGGAGAACACCCGATGCAAATACTTTCGCCATTTCAGCCGAAGATAAAGGCTTGTGGACGGTATTACCCTTGCTGTCCACCATAGCACCGTCAGAGTTGAAGATAAACGGCACAAGGTCGCCACTGCCGACATCTACCAAGTCTCGGTAAATATCGGAGAACAAATCTGCTTTCTGTGTAATGAATACAGGCTTTTCACCTCGTTTTACTGCCCAACGGATAAGTGCTGCCATTTGGCGACCCTTACCAACGCCTGTTTGGTCGCCGATAATAAGAGCCTGTCCCTGTTTCATCTGATAGATAGCCATAGCAACACTATCCATCTGTTCTGCGGCAAGTGCTTGATGAGCCTCTGCAACAGTGTCATATCCGAGTTCTGTTCTGATAAACTCATCAATACTACCGTGCTGTGCTTCGATTTGAGTAAGCACCTTATCCATTGCCTCAACCATAGCGGCAGGGGCAACGCTGTTCAGTGAAAACGCACTGTTATGAGAACGATACGCACTCTTTTCATCTGTAAGAGTACGCTTCTTGTGTTCGGTCGGAGTCTGCGTTAATCCCACTCCGCTTGCGGAAACTCGCTCTGTTCCCACTCGCTGAATGTCAGTGTCAGATACACTTCTGCTTCCTCCTGCGTTATCTCTTGGAGTTTCTGCCCGGGTTTCACCATCTGCACTATTCGTTCTACGTTCTCTTGGTAAAACCTGTTCGCTTCCGTCCGAATGCTCTTTTGTTGGTTTTCTTCTGCTTCCAACATCATCATTCTTTCGAGGTTGTTCACGATGTCCTGCTCCGTCAGTGTTCCCGGATGTTTCGTTATTGACAGATGCCAACTGCCTTTCTCGGCTACGTAATATTTCTGTTCCATTTGTCTTTTCCTTAGAGTTTAATACTTCGTTAATTATCTCATACAGGTCGTCAAAACTTTCAGCCTTGCGAATAGCCTTACTCTCCACAGGAGGATATACGGCTGTCTGCGCTCGCTCCTCATCGCTTCTGCGACCATCTATAAGTATCATACGAGTAGGGAACGTAGTACCTTGCTTTGCGTACAGTCCGCCGCTCATATCAATAACACCTTTCACATTGTAGTGGTCATACAAGTAAGTAAAGAATGGTTTCATACTTTTGATTGCACCATTGTTTGCATATTCCATATTTCCACCAATGATGATAGCAGCTCTGCCATCATCTTTCATACTTGAAAGAGCATTCAGCGTTATCTGTGGGTCAAGTCCCGGTATCATCTTACCGTCATACTCCACTGCGTCACGCTTTCCAAATGGGGGATTGGCAATAACAACATCATAACGCACATCGCCATCGAACGGCTCTGTTGCATCCTGCTGTGTTACCTGTGCAAATCCCTGCTCACGTAGGTTGTCCAATCTTGTCTCGTCAAGTTCGTTTGCGTGAACTTGCTCAACAGGAACGGTGAATACCAACATTCCATTACCTGCCGTTGGCTCCAATACGCTTCCGTTTGCCTTGTTAGCCATCGCAAAACGATTGGCAATCCAAGCCATAGGAAGAGGAGTGGAGTACTGCTGCATCTTGATACGGTTGCTGCTTCGTGCCGCAATGGTTGGTTGCATTTCATAAAGTTTGCAGATTAAATCATATGATGCTCTGCTATTTCTACCTTTACGTTCAATGACCTCACGTGCGGCTCTTACCAAACCGTCCTCAACAAGTTCCTGCAACAGAATATCAGTTCTACCTTCATTATCTACTTCCATACCCAACTCGCTTGCACGCTTGCGTAAATCAAGAATGCTTCTGTAAGGCTTTGTATCGTTGTCAAGAGCCGCAAGCATATCTGCCTTTACCGTCATTGCAAATTGGCGATGCAGTTCTGCATCAGCCTTGTTGGTTTCAGCAAATAAGTCGTCGAACAAACCTCCTGTTTGTTCCTGCGAAGTTACGGTTTTTTTCTTGGTTTCTTTCTTTGCCGAACGTGTTTTCTTGATACGTTCCTGCGCAACCTCAACCTCCTGTGCTACCTCTGCCTCTCTTGTTACGGTTTCAGCAGTGGCAATCGCATCAATGCCTGGCTTATCAAAGTTGGCAATGTCAAAGGTCTGCACCTCATCGTAAGAGGTCATATCGGTTGCAATATCGCTACTCTCTACCTCGGGCAAGTTTCTTGCGCCATTGTAGAACGCTTTGAGGTATGGACGTATAACATCGCCCAAGTCCGCAACCATAGCCTTTGCAAACTCGGTAAACTTGCGTGCGCCTTTCTCCAAATGGTAAACAGCCATTTCAGTACCAATGGCAAGGATTTCGGGGTCTATGCCGATGTTCATCTGTCCACCCAACTTCTTGCGCATACGTTCACGGAGTTCTGCGTAACGCTCATCAGTAACAAGGCGGTTGCCGCTTGGGTTAGTAGGTTGCTCTACGTGGTCGCTCAACTTGGCTTCACCCTTTTCGTTGAGTTCACCGATAAGGCTCTCCACATTTACCTGTTGAGGCTTCACAACCTTGCGAGTGTCGGCGAGTGATACAGGCTGTGCATCGCTCACGGCATCATCATTGTTCAGAATGGTGTCCGCCAACTGCTTTGCACTTTCCTCGCTACGCATCATAAATCCGCCCTGCTCACGGTCATACCAACCCTTTTCGGCTTTGGCAAGTTCTTTGGCTGCTCTCTGCTGTTCTTTCGTCAGAGTGCCTGCAAACTTCACGAGGTGCATATCAAGCACCTTGCCTTTCTTGGTGGTGTACTGTGCCGGAGCGATAGTGTATGGTGCGTTATCTTGGTCGCTGACTTGCTCACTCTCCTGTGATATAGTCGGAGTCTCTGCCTTTACAGGTGCTTCGGCAAGGCTTACCAGCCTTTCGGATTCCGTTGTGCGTCGAGTTCTCTCGCTGTACTCTGAATATTCCCTGTATGAAGTGTCCAACCCCTCTTCAAGCACTCGTATATCGCCTCGGTTGCTCGCTCCCAATACTTCTTGGGTTGCGTCATCAGCCACTCCTGTGCCGTCTGTTTCCCGTCCTCCATCAGAAGTTTGTTCAAGTCCTTTTCGTTCGGGTTGGGGTTGATGTACGGCTTCGCCGCCTGTTGTGCTTTCTGCTTCAATGCTTCCTGCACTGTCGGCTGTCCGCTCTCCACTCTCAATTCGTTCTCCTGTTGCAGCATCTCCTGTGCTTCCTTGCTGCCCTCGTTGGCTTGCTGAACTATCGCCAACCAATACATTGCTTCGCTGTTGTCCATCGTAGGTAATGTTTAATGTTTCGTAAATAGCCTGTGCAAGCGTGCGAGGCGTGTTGTCCGGCTGCTCAAACAGGTTTGGTTCTTGTGTACCTTGAATAAGGTCGTAAAGTTTGTTGAAAGTACCTTGAATGACGCTTTGGTTGTCGCCTTTATACATCGTTGCCAAAAGCAGTGCAAAGTTACTGAAATTCTCGGCAGGTAGGTAACTTTCGCCTGTTACATCATCAATTTGGTACTGAATTTTCCAACCCTCTACTGCCAAACGTGCATCCTTGAACGTCTTGGCATTTACAAAGTCCTCACTTTGCGATAGGGCATAGAACGCACGGATTGAGTTCTGTATCTCCTCAATCATACGGTCTGCATTAGGGCTGTCATAATCACGGAATGCCGTTGCAAGGATAGCCTTTTGAGCCTTTGCAGGCATAGCGTTGAACATTTCTTCAAGTCGAGTGCTGCCGCCCTTGAAGATGCTCTGATACATAATACCTCGCAAATCGTTCTTTGCCTCGGCAGTAAGGTTGCCCTTGCTGTCAAAAGCACTCTTGTACTGTGTAGGAGTGATGTAACCTCTTTGGCTCATCCACTTCAAAACCTCAACACCGTTGTTATCCACAAGCCCTGCAAATGATGTGTCCTCATCGTTGGACTTCAACAACAGGTTGGCGAATGAACGCATATCGTTGCCCATTTTCTGCAAAGCATTCTTCGGCTTGATACGCTCTGTTCCTCCGCTCTCGGTGTCCTGTGCCACGAACTGACCAAGAGTGATAGCCTCTGCATCGTCCACGTCAAGCATATTCACAAGTACAGGACGTTCCATAGCCGCAACATCATCGGCATTCAAGCCAAATTCCTCTGCGTGGTCAATCAGATACTGCTTGTACTGCGCTGCCTGGTCTTGGTGGCTCTCCCACATAAGACGGAGCGCATCGCTACGGTTGTTGCCCTGTATGGCTTCTCCTCGTGCGTTCACGGTAGGCGCACCTGTATAGGCGGTAACGGAAGAAGTAATCTCCTCGGGGCGAATGTTCCCGGCAATCTTACGTGCCGACATTACACTCGCTTCATCGTTACGCTCCTTTGGTTGTGCCTCATCAATGAAGTGTAGAGGATTGCGCACACCTTGAATGTGGCTCGGCTGTAATTGGGCTGCATCAATGACTGCTACACGACCACTGGCAATGGCATCATCGCTGAAACGTACTGCAATCTCTTTACCCTGTACTGCCTGCAAAGGCTCTTGGCGGTCAATCTTATGCCCACTGACACGTCTGTAACCTCTTGCTCGTGCGTCCTGTGGAGTATCGTCCACCATATCGGGAACACCGTTGAGGGCTTCACGCTCTATGCGCTCTGCTTCCTCACGTTCAGCACGCAATCGCTCTTCCTCTGCCTTGCGGAGTGCTGCGGCTTCATCGGCAATACGTCTGCGTTCTGCTTCTGCATCCATTCTTCTGCGGTTGGCAGTACCGGCAATCTTCTTCCAAATGTTCAGTTCCTGCTGTGCCGCATCAATCGCCGCCTTGCGTTCTTTCTCGGCAGCAATCTTCTCGGCAATGGTAGCACCGCCTTTCGATTTGGCTTTCTCCAATTTCTTCAAAGCAGCCTCTTTGTCGGCAACCATTCCATCGGCTACGGTTTGTGCCATAGCCTCATCGCCCTCTGTCTGCTCAACGATAGCGTCCCAAGCGGTATCGCTGTCGGTCTGCTCATAAAGGGGATTGCCCTGCATATCCTTTGGTATTCTCTGCATTGCAGGAATATTTTGAGGGGCAATGTTGCCATTTTCGGGAATATTTTCGCCACCATTGTTACCCTCATTCTCGGCAGGTTGCTCGATTACCACTCCGTTATGCTCCATTAGCATACTGTCGAGTTCATCACGAGTGAACAGGTTTACACGTTTGCCATTGATAGGTGCTTCGGTGTAAACCTCATATCTTCCGTCTGCATCTGCATCGGTAGTAATGTTGCCACGAACAGCGTTGCCGTTCTCATCACGGAGGGAAACAAGGTCGTTGATGGCATACTGCGGTCTGTTCTCTTCCTCAATAGCCTGCTGATAGGCTGCATTCTCGGCAACTCTCTGTTGCTCGAACTGCGCCACACGCGCCAACTGTGCCGCCTCTGCCTGTTGCTGTATGGTCTCCTTGGCCAAGGGGAACACGTTTGTACCGTCCGACACGTTTACAGTGCCGTCCCCATTATCCACAATACCCTCATCATTGGCTACAATCTGCACCTGTATCTGTGCATCATCGCCTGTAATGGTGTATGTGTCGCCCGGATTGAATGTAACAACACCATCAATCCTGTTGGCTGCCTCCTGTGCGTACTGCTGACGGATAGCATCTGCGGCAGTCTGCATTTCAGTTATGGGGTCTAACGCCTCATCAATGTTCAATATAGCATCGGGCGACACCTGTTCAAGTGCGCCTGTCTCTGCATCACGAACAATGATACTGTTGTCCGAAGCCTCGATGTCAATACCGCTACCGTCTGCATACTGCACAAGGTTTCCGTTGATAACATACACACGGCGGTCGTCCTGCTTCATCGTTGCGCCCTGTATCATACCTGTTGTGCGGTTGGTACGGGCATTTACCATTGCGTTGCTCTGGTCGATACGTCCGTCAATATCATCACGCACACGCTGTATCATACCGTCATACACCTGCTTTGAGTTGAGGTAGTCAAGCAAAATGCCTCGTTCCTCATCGCTCCAATCTTCGGAGTTACGAATGTAGTCCAAATGTGCCGCAGGGTCGTTCTCGATGTCGGCAAGGAAATCTTCTTCAATGATTGCCAATGCCCTCTGACGTTGATAGTCATACATATTCTTGGCATCGTTCATTTCCTGCGAACTCTCAATGCTGTAACCGTCAATGTAACTTTCATCAAGAGCCTGTACGTCCTCATCCTGTGCTGCACCTCTTCTTTGTGCGAGTGTTCCGAGGTTGTAACCTCTCATCATCATAGAACGCTCCATATAGGTGAGTACAGCCGCTCTCTCTTCGTCTGTGAAGTCCTTATCGTTCACAATAGCCTCTGCCATTGCGCCCATATCCTCATTGGTGGTAAGGTCAAGCGATGTTCTCAACGGCTCCCATACCTCTTTGCCAAGCAATTCTGTTGCGTGTGCATCAGCCTTGTTTACACTGTGCTTCATTGAGGTATAGTGTGCTGCCGAAAGAGTGTGCTTACCTGCACCTATCAATCCCATAGAAAGAGCCATACCGCCCCAAACATCACCGTGGAATTGTCCTGTGGCAAATAGGTTGCGTGTTCCGTCCGGGTTTTGCTGATAGGCATCGTCAAGATTGAGCATTGTGCGCCACATCTGACCGTAGTATTCCTCTGTAACCTCGCCAAAATAGTCGCTCACACCCATTTTGTTGAACAGTTGGTGTGTCTGTCCCATAATGCCACTCAAAGCACCTGCATCAGCCTTTGAAAGCACAGCACCGAGACGTTTAGCACCTACCACATTGGCAAGTTTGCTCATATTGCCGAATGTAACAACAGGGTCAAGATGTGCGCCGAACATTTCCGAATAGTTCTCGATGATAGCATTGGCTTCGCCTTGCCAAATAGCACTGCCCCAAGTCTCATCATTGCTGAAATCGTATGTTCCGTCTTCGTTTACGACAACATTACCCAATTTGCGGTCAATGATGTCGGAGGTTGTTTTGCCAACCTGCACAGTGTTGGTCATAAGCGGCGCACGAATGAGCAAGTCATCGCCCATTGTACCCAATGCCTTAATGGTCCAATTACCTGCATATTGTCCGAAACCTCTGACACCGTTGTTTCGCACATAGGTCTTGAAGCCCTGTTCTGCCATTTCCTCAACAACCTCCTTGCCGATAACCTTGGTTGTTACTCTCGTTCCACCTTTTGTGAATACTGATGGTAAAGATGTTGTGCCCCGAAATACTAAAAAGTCAAGAGCAAAAGGAGCCATATTTTTAGTCTGTACACCCATTTCATACCACCAATTATCGGGGTATGCCTGCTCTGCTTCTTTACGAAGATATTGTGCGCCCATCATTTCGTTATAGGCTTCACGCTCACCATCGGTAGCATTTTCGCCCATATACTTGTCTGCGTGCATTCGTGTGAGGTTTCGATTTAATTCTCCAAAACCGAAATCGAAATCAGAGAGACTGATACTTCCAAGTCCTCTCCAAAATCCGGACTCATTACCGTTTTCACGTTGCTGCTCTCTTTCAAGGCGTGCAATAAGTTCTTCTGTCTCGTGAATAGCAACATCATAAGCATTGGTCTCGGGGTCGCTCTGCTGTTGTGCAACGTAAATATCTCCACCAACAAGCAATCTGCCAAGAGGGGTCAGTTTGGTGTTGTTGAACTCCGTTG